TTGAGGGCACGTGACTTAGCAGTAACGGTTACCTTCTCAATACTGAATGCCATCTGGTTGAAGGCATTGCTGGCAGAATCGCCAAGTGCTTCAGACTCAGATGTCAACATGCCCTGACCAACGTTGTAGTCAGTCTTAGTAGCAGTTGATGTTGGGTTTAGAACAGATGGGTTAGTTCCCGACTGTAAAGTTGTACCAATACCAGTGGAAGTATTACCAAATCCAGTAGTAAGGTTGTTGCTGCTGTTCTGTCCAGAGAATGCAGAGTTTGCTTCGTCGTAGAAAGCTTCGGATCCGTCCTGAGTATTGTACTTGGAACGCATTGCGAAGATCAGTCCAGTAGGACCAGACATTGGTTGAACACCTGCCAGATCATATGCGATCAGGTTAGGCATTGAACGACGAATAAGGCTGATTAGAACAGGGTCGAAACCAGCAACAGGACCAGTAGCAGTTGCATCGCCACTAAATCCTTGGGGGTTTGAACCATCTGAGTTTGTTGGAGCAGCCTCAGATAGTAGTGATCCACTGCGCTCGAATGCAGAGGTCTCACGTAAGAATTTTTCTTGGTTTTCTAGCAGGACAGCGGTGACAGAACGCTTATGTGCGTCTTCAATTTTCTCTAGACCTTCGTAATTAAGAAGGGGAGCCCACTTTTCCTGCAATCTTTCGGATTGAAACATTGCTTGTTTACCTAATTGTGTTTTGTTTGATTAATTAAAAATTCAGTTATTTGCTGAAAGCTGAAAGGGTCTTCAGATAGGATTCCATAGATCCGGATACTGATTCAGTACCTGAACTATCTACACCTTCTGAAAGGGTTTCAGTCTTAGCTGTTGTTGGAGCACTTTTTCCAGGGAAATAAGATTCCTTGAGGGTTTCCAACTTTTCACGATACTCTTCATCACTGTCAAACTCTACACTTTCAGCAAGTGAGGCGAGCTTCTCTTTCTGGGTGGAGGCTAGTCCATCAGAAACAGATTCTAGGATACCATCAGCAACCGACTCTGCGAGACGCTTGTTTAAGTTGATATTCTTTTCTATTTGCTCATTGAGCTTGGTTTCCATGTCATCAAGTTTTTCTACCATACTCTTAAGGACATCATATTTTTCTTCAGGGATTTGTACATAATGTTCTTCAAAGAGACCCTTCATTCCTGTAAGGAATGATTCGGTCATATCTGCTTTGAGTCCGGCTTCTACTGCAAGTTGGTTTTCTTCGAACCATTCTTCAGCTACGTACTCAAGATAAGAATCTACACGCTCTTGAAGGGATGCTTTTGCTTCATTAAGATCCTCTTCTAGTTTTGCGTCATGTGCTGCTTGAATTTCTTCTCTAATGGCAGAAGCTTTAGAGTTGATAGCAGCTTCGAAAATAGTCTTAGCTTTTGCTTTGAACTCTTCACTGAGTTCTTCTCCACCTAGGAGAGCATTAACATCTGCTTCGACATCGTATTCAACAGTTTTTTCATCTACTTGATCTTCAGCAACTACTTCTTGTTGCTCTTCAGTTGCTGGATCTTCGGCAACAATTTCTTGATCGTCAGTCACTTCTACCTCGTCTCCTGCTTTAAGATCTTTTGCTAGTGCACCACTCACTTTACCTTTGCGATTAGTAATAGCATCCGACACTTGCTTTAACGTTCCACCAGGTGGCTTCAACTTCATGGAGTCGTTAGTTGGACTAGCATTCTCCGGTGTTGGTCCACCTAGATCCTCAATAGGAATCTTAGGATCAACTTGGTCTACGCCTTTCAGCGGCATCCCAGGTTTTGCATTAGCATTAACAGCAGTTTTGGATTGCTTTGGCAACGCAATTTCTTGTAGTTCTTTCTCACTAGCCATTGAAGTGTCTCCGATTTTTCCTGTTGAAATCTATATTTATTTAGAAGTTTTATAAGTTTGATAAGAAATCATTAAATAGATCGAGTTTTTTCTCGTCTAATGCTTTCTTATCAACCAGTGTATTGATGGTCTTATAGGTTTTAGTTGCGAACCTCTCACGCAAAATACCTCCATCCCATACCCAGTCTTTTCCTTCCATAATACCTTCAACGAAAGCATCAGGTGCAGAAGGATCGGCAACGATATCAGCAGCAGTTGCTAATATAAAATCATCACCAACGACGTTTACACCTTCACGAGTTGGTTTCAACGAACCAATTCCTCTTGAAGAAACACCTAATTTTACTCCTTCCTCAATAAGGCTAGAAGCAATTTTTCCCATTGGAGTACCAAGAATCTTAGCTTTACCAACGAAATTAGAACCACTTTCTTTAAGTGATACTATTTTATGAGAGACCCTATCAAGATTTACAGTAGGACCTTCTGGATGACCAAGTTCACCAAGTGCTCTGCCCGAAGTAACGTGATTTTCATTGTATCTACCAACTTCACGACGAAGAGTTTCCATAGGATACATCCGACCATTACGGTTCTTGATGTTTCCCTGAAGGAATACACCTTCAATATACATTGATTTCTTGCCGTTTTTATTTTCGACTAGAAATTCAACATTTTCTACTTCTTCTCTAATGAGTTTCATCAGCTATCCCCAGAAACTTGGACTTGTTGATAATATAATGCTCCTGTAGCACCGCCAACGCCGATACCAAGTGAACTAACCTTAAATGAATTTCTCATCTCTGCAAAATTGGATGAGTCATACGCAGTTGCAATACCAGATGTATCAGCATTAACTGAAATTCTGGTGCTGTAATAACCAACTACACCAGACTTATCCCATATTTTAGTAACAGTACCATAACCTACTGCTGCTTCAAAATATGGTTGACCATCTACTCTTAAAGTAACCATATCATTTACACCAAAGGGAGAACCTGTTCCTTCTGGGAAATCGATAAGGGTTGTAGTTCCAGTTGTAATTCCAACTACTCTCTGCGAAGCAGGTCTGTTAATTGAAATTGTTGTTGGTTCATTCTTAAGAACTAAGTAGTCTGCGGAAGTTGCACTTGGATCAGTAGAAGTTCTAGAGATCGCAACATGTGCTCCCTGTACATTATCTGCTCCAACAAGAACAACCCTCAAGGTATCTGACATTTGGGAGACAACTCCACTAGTCCTTGAGTGACCTGGATTAACAGATACTTGTACTGACGAGCCAGTTCCTACGGGTTGATGTGCCATTTATTTAGAATTCATTTATACTAGTTATTTATAGAGTTACTCCTCTGCCTCATCTTCAACTTCAGTATCAACTTCTGTTTCTACTTCTGATTGATCTTGACCACTAGCAACAGCTGTGGCATTAGCAACTACAGCATCTACCTCATCGGCTGATTCTTGATCACCGAAAAGTGAATTTGCTACATTAGGACGATATGCGTCTATCTTTTCCGCCGATTTGGCAAATAAAATATCCTTTATCTTATCACTAACTTGAGAAGCCGAATCATCCGCAGCAATCATATCCATAAGTTCATCCATTTTAAAAAGACAATAAGTAACTAGTGTTTATTTATAATCTATTCACAATCAGCATCTGCTTGTTGAGAATGATAGTTAAATTCTAAGATCATTCTATCTAAAGTTTGCTTCATTTCAAAAACATATTCTGTAGGTTCTTTTAATTCTTCTTCTTTTTGTAGAAGTTCTACCCTATTATCCATATAAAAAGAAACAGCATTATGCAACAATCGCAAATGAGCCAGATTCCATTCTACTTTCATCTGGGGACGATGATGTGGTTCCCCATTCGAAGACATTAAATTTCTCCACCTTTAGGTTTACTTTTAACGATATCTGCGGATTGAGAGACTGCTTTAGTATCTACATCCATAGCTCTTAAAGGTGCATCTGGTTCACCACCAGCACCATTAGCACCAAGTTCTCCTTCAGGTGGTAATGGTCTCATACCTCCACTCCCTTCAGGATCCAACATCAAAGAAGCAGGATCAGGAATAGTACCATCAGAAATTTCCTTCTCAATTTTATCATCCTGTTCAAGAATTTCTTCATCACTTTGACGAAGAACTTGACGACGTACCCAATCTTGAGAATAATACTTTCCAATATATGGTTCTACAGTAGCAAGCAGAGCCATTCTTTCAGTTTGAAGTTCTGCTTCCTTTAATTCTGTAAAATGATTATCATATAAGAAATCATATTGAATATGCTCACTCATTACCTCCCAATCTTCAGGAGTAATTACGTTTGTTAGGAGTAATTGGGTCTTCAACATGTCATTAAACATATTGGAGAATCTTTTTCTCAAACGTCCAACAAACTTACTAAATTTAACTTCGTCTCTTAGAATTTCAGAAGATCTTCCTAAATTAAATCCTCCTTCACCATCCATTCTAGATGGTGGAACATTGAGACTGCGGTAGAGTTTTTTCTTGAAATACTCAATGTCCGTGATTTCTCCAAGGTTTTGACCTCCAGGAAGAGTAGAAATTTCAGTTCCACGTCCCCCTTCTCTTCTAGGAAGCCAGAAATCTTCCAACATTGCCATATACTTCTTGTCATCACGGATTTCTCCAGTATCAGCATTATAAACAAGCTTATTACGATACCTCATCATGACATCACGGAGGTATTGTTCTGCTTTAATTTTTGGCAAATTGCCTACATCAATATAGAAAATTCTTCTTTCTGGAGCACGAGATAATCTATAAATGACCAAACTATCCTCAATCATCCTTAATTGATTAAGAGATTTGATAGCCTTATGCATATAAGACAATGTAACTCCCTTATTTCTATCAACTAACCCTGAAGTACAATATGTAATTGCATCTTTTGCAATTTTAATTCCAGAACCTTGTCCAGTGTTTGAAGGATTACTAGTAGGATAAATTAATTTGGGTTGATATACAAAATATTCTTCAAGTTGAGGAAACTCATAATCCATAGGATTACCAGTATTAACATTTCCTAAACGTTGCTTATCCTTATCAGTATTTTTTTGCTGCTTTACATAACGCATTTTCATTGCGTCAATGTACCGAACCTCTTGTAACCCTTCGTGAGGATTTTTTAAATCAATTATTTTATGATAATAAATTCTTCCATCAACATACCAATTCCTATAAATCTCATGTGCTTTTTTATCAAAATCCAATAAATCTTTAATAAATTTAAATGCTTCTCTAACCTTAGTCTTTATACCATCACTAGCATTTAAATGATCTAAATTAATTTCTACTGGGCTATCATTTGAATCAGAAACAAGTGCTTCATTTACAATATCTTCAATTGCACTATCCGCTTCTGGATGAAGTGCCATTTCACGATATCTTTTAATTAAATCAAATTCAGTTCTATATACACCTTCAATATCAACATATGAACCAAAAAAACCACTACTCATATAGTGGTCATTCCCGTCCTCATTATTCGGAGGTACGGGAGAAACTACTGATTGAGATTGTGGTTCGTTGTCCTCTATCGAGAACCCAAATAACTTGGCCATAATTTATTTCCGAGTACTTAGACTTACTGATATATTTAGTTAGTCTAATTATAGCATATTAACCGTTAGGACCACCAGCTCCAGTCAATTTAAGGGACTGAACTTGGAATTCCACGGTAAATTCTTCAATTGTATCGCCAGTATCATAAGAAAGATCTATGTTAGATACGGTTGTTGGGAATATATCAACAAATTCATACTCTTTTAGTACGACATTTGAATCCCCACTACTATCTGAACTTGACTTACTGGATCCTCTACCAAGTTGGAATACCTTGGCATTAGTCATATAAGCATTTGGATCAGTAGCACCAATGTTGGTATCTAGATCAGCAATCTGCTGAGTCCAATTCTCAAATGCATTTCTGATTCTGAAGTCTTCATCATTAATTACTGTAACAGTCCATGTATCAATGGTTCTGTCTCCAGCAACTTTAAAAATACGACCTCTGAACGGAACATCGATGTTTGCGATATTCTGAGCAGGTAACGATGCACCTTTACATAAGAATTGGAAAATATCCGCATCCCAACCTGTTACTGCGTCGGGAAGTGTAGTAAGCTCTACCTGAAATAGATTCGGTCTTGCACCGCCCCCAATAAGAGCAGATTTAAAATCCGAAATTGACTTGTTTGGTCTGGACGTTGCCATTTAAATAATCCTCCTGTTGTTATTTAGAGTTAGAATTAAACTCTACCTGTAACTTCTTCAAATGCAACACCAGTACGTGTAGCAACGAAGGTCAGGGTTACGTAGTTGATAGACTTCGCAGGCTTCAGGAAGATGTCTGCTCGGAATTCATTATTATCAATAACATCAGGTGTGTTATTTGTGGTGTCACAAACAACGAGGAATCCGTAAAGTCCTCTCTTAGCCTGAACGTCACGAAGATAAGGTTCAACAATGTTACGGAAGTTTGCTCTGGTTAACTCATCATTAAGTTCGAAGAGTTGAGCTTCTGCTGCTCGTTGTAGTGCTTGCTCAATTGTAAGGAACAAACGACGAACATTAATTCTATCAAATGCAGATGCATAACCAAGGGCAGTCTTATCACCAAAGAGAAGTGTTCCAATACCAGGTGTGGTAATGAAGGAATTAATTCTCTGAGGATAAAGTCTATCTCTTTGAGTCTTGGTTGGGTTGTATGCTAGTTTAACTGCATTGTTAATAACACCACGTTGCTGACCTGCAGGTGAGAACCATGGATAAGCAACAATATTTGTGCGAGTCATTAAACCTGCAACGTCTCCATTACATGGAACATAACGGAATTGGTTGTTAAACCTATCATACATGTACTTGTAACCACTATCAAATACACCATAAGAGGAAGATGATAGAGGACTGAAGAAATTAATTACATTCTCAGTCTGAGTTTCAGTATTAGTAATGTTAACAACATTTGCTCTATGTGGACTGATGGTTGCCATGCAATCCATTCTATCTCCAGCAATTGAAAGCAATTGATTTGCTTTTGCCTGAGAATCAGATTCTACTGAACATCCTGGACCCATAATGAGGTAATCAACTTCTACCTCATCTTTATTAGCAAACAATCTGTATGATGTCATCAAATCTGCTAATGTGGCTTTCATTCCACCCTTAGTTTCATTTGCTGGGATGGAACCATAATCTTGACCACCTGTTAGGGTGTAAGATACGTTACCCAATCCAGAGTAAGTAACACCTTGTGCATCAAGACCCCATAGACCATCTCCAGTTGTAACTTTAGTGCAGACGGTAGAGAATCCAGATGATATTGGATCTGTACTCCACTGAGTATCTGGTCCTTCAGAAGGGTTCTTACCTGCGTAGATATTCTCTGAATAAAGTGCTAGATAATCCTTATAGTAAGTCTTTTGAGGTGGATTGATAGAGGAAACTGTATCTTTTGCCTTCGAAAGGTTAAGATGCTTCTCTATAATATTTCCTTTGATTCCAGTAACTCTACCGTCATCATCCACAACAACGACGTGCATACCATCGTTCTTACCTTTTCTAGTATCTACAAAATTACTATCTAATGGCTTAGGTGCTATTGTCTTCCAATAAGTCTTAGCATTAGTAATACCCAATGTCTGCTCATCATACCAGTCTTTAACTGATGCAGGAGTATATGCTGCATTAGCAGAGTGTCCTGTAGTAACACCCGAATTATTGAGGAATTGAATTGCAGACGAAGTTGTATATGCTGCAATGCTATTTCCTTCAGCATAATCAATTGGGAAATAAGATGTTATACCACCAATAGCTGATATCCTATCAGTAATCTTAACATCAATTGTTGAATTAGAATTGGTTGAGTCTGTAGATACACCAGTAATAATTCCTTTAAGGAATCCAGTGAATCCACCAGTGGTTCCAATTCCCGGAACAATTGATCCATCTATATTAGCAGTAACAGCATATCCAACAAAAGCACCAGCAAGTGCTAAGTTAACTGTGTTAATACCAATTGTTTGGTCTGCTAAATTATCAATCTGACAAACCTTTAATGTGTTTGCCCAAGTTCCTGGGTTTTTAGCACAATAAGTAAAGGTTGCATCACTTTGATGATTGTTAAGATAATCATCATAGTTGTAAACTTTAAGAACTGCAGTAGAAGCAACACCAACACCTGCGTTTGCGTTGTTTAAGTTATCTCCTGCTGTTCTAACAACTTTGAGAACACCACCATATGAAAGGAAAGACGATGCCGTCATCCAGTATTCATACTGGGCATCTGTTCCTATTGGCTTACCAAAGGTGTTAACCAAATCTTCCTCTGTAGAAATATTGATTATGTCATCGACAGGTCCAATCTCAAATGGTCCGGCAATACCGCCGATATTATCCAGTACATTATCAGCTCTTCCTATCGTTAAGTCAACCTCCCTGACTAATACTCCAGGAGATAATTGAGGAGTAGCCATGTGTTTGTTCTCCGAGTCTCAGTTTATCTAAAAATTATTTATTATTACTGATGTTTACGTATAGTAAAAATGCATGAATCGTGCATGAACAGTTACGAAAGATATTCCCACATATGCTGCATGTCTCCATACTCATCCGTTTTAGCAGTAAACCACCTATCTCCATCACCATCAACTTCACCTTCATCATCTAATCCATCAACCATGAATCCAAATGGAGCCATATCTTGTTCTATTTGATTTTTTTGTTCTTCATATAATCTTTTTCTTACATCCTGATCTGTAAGTTCTTTAAAATAATCATTCTGAACTAACCATGCATATATTACAAGACACATTGCAAGGTCATCATTACATCCTTCCTCTGCTTCAAATGAATTATGTTTTTGAATAAAAGTAGTTAATTCTGATATAATCTCATAATCTTTAAATGTTATCTTATCTTCTTCAATAAGAGCCTTTAAATTAAGAGATCCAACTTTCTTAACGGTTTTGGACATCTTAACTCCCATTTGAGTTTTCTTTCCAGAAAATCCCTGTCCGATAACCTGACCAGCTCTTCCTCTCATAGATGCCATAAGAAGATTTTCATACTCTAAATCATAATGAATAATAGATGCTACTTGATCTCCTATATCATTTACTTCACATAAAATAAATGCTTGATTATATCTTCTTGCTACTTCCCAAATTACATTAGGAAATAACATAGGCTTAATCTCATTATTGCGGTATTTACCGACAATTCTATGTGGGAACTCTGTAATATCGATAATAACAAAAGCAGAATAATCTTCTGATACACCTCGTGCTACATCAACCGTCATCAAATAATCATGTTTCTTTTGAGGTTCTTCATAGATATCCAATCCAGCACTTCTCTTCATCGGTGCTTCATATACTAAAGTTCTCAATTTAGATGGATTGATAAGAGTATCAACAGATCCTAAAAATTCACACTCAAACTCAATTTTAAATTGCTGTTCTGAAGTATTAGCAATTGTCTGTTGTTTCCATTTTGCATCTCTACCAGGAACTTCTGACCAATGAACTTCTGTGGGAACATATTCATTTTTCCCTCTTTCTGCATCATGCCAATACCTATAAAAATGATTCATACCATGAGGGGTAGAAACCATTATTACTTTCGTTGTTTTACCAGAAGTAATAGTAGGATAAACGGAACTAAAGAATGCTTCTGCAATATGATTTGGAACGAACGCAAATTCATCGAGGAAGAGGATGTTAAACGACATACCTCGGACAGCACTTGCAGATGTAGAAGCTGCCAATATCTTACTGCCATTTTCTAACTCCAAAGAACCTTTATTCCACGATATAATACCCTGTTGCATCCATTTAGGTAAATTCTCATATGCAGTTTGTAATCTTGCTAATAATTCCCTAGCAGTTGCTGCTTTGTTAGCAAGAATACCAATATTAACACTATCATTAAAAACAACATAATGTAAGAGGTAGGCAACGACAGTCGTGGACTTACCAGTCTGACGAGGCATCTTACAAATGTTGAATCTGTTTTCATGGAAATTTTTAATTAACTCTTCCTGAAAGTGATAAGGTTTAAAATTAACTAAACCTTCATCAAGAGAAACAATTTTTACATACTTCTTGGTAAAATATATGGGGTCGGCTGCACATGCCATAAATTCAAGAATTTGTTCCTTACTAAATTCTTGATCAACATTAGCCTTTTTTAAATTCGGATTACCTAGATAAATGTCATCCATTACATCATTTCACCAAACAAATGTTTATTGGGATCTTTGTTATTTAACATAAATTTTTTATCATGATCTATAGTTTTTCTTGTCATATCTAGGATTTTTTGTAAATTCTCTGCTTTCTTCTTTAATGCTTCTATCTCTTTAGAAGACTCTAGGTCCTCCTGTTTGGAGGAGTGGTTCTCCTGGGTCATAGTCCGATACTTGGTAATTCCAGAGACGTGCACCAGGATAAACTTTCTGCAACTGGTCGCGCACTTCTCTGCGTGAGGGGGTTTTGACGTGAGGGAAAAACATTTGAATGTTGTAGCTACTTCCTCTCCACGACAAATAAACAGTTATTATATTTCCCGTTCTTGGAGCAATTCGAGTGGATTCACTTACTCCTCCACCATTGCCACCATTAGAGCCGTTGCCGTTGCCACCATTACCATTGCCAGAATGGCCATTGCCATTTCCGTTACCGTTATTGGTCCCATTTTTCTTTTCCTCCTTATCACGCACAAGCCATCCTAACCTAGTGGTATGATAACCACGAGGGATGGGTTTACATTTTTTATCATCATTACAATAATATTCACCAGGAGGGCATTTTTTCATTAATAACGACAGCTCTCCTAGTATTTATTGTTCTAAATCATTACAACCTGCAATACTTTGTGCCATTTCTCCACCAATCTCTGCTCCTTGATCCATACCCATCATCGTAGCAGCACCAGCAAGGACCCAACCCACATAAGGAATAGTGGAGAGAGTAGTAGCAGCAGAGGCACCCACGCTACCTCCAACAAGTCTTCCTGTTTGTTCTCCTCCTCCTGCAGCTTTAATACATTCGATGGTTTTGGCACTAATCTTTTTTTCGCCTTCCCCTCCCAGAGCAGATGGATCGATCCATGCTCTTGGAGTTGATACTGGTCCACCATGGTGTTTTGCACCATCCATTGTATATTGTTCTTCAATTTGAGTTGTGTTATTACCCAATCCCAGAAACCCACCTTTAGATTTAATATTCTTCCTTGTTCCCATCACTAAAGGATCATTAGCACGATAGTTAATTCGATAACCTTTCTCACCTGCTTCTACACTATAAGAGGTATACTCACTAACAGGAAGATTAACTTGAGGAAATTTGCTTTCTCTAGTAGCAAGCATTCCTATCATCCCGATATGGGATAATGCAAATAAAGATCCAACTGTTCCAATTGAAATCCACTTCCATTTCTCATTCATGAAGTTATAGCAAGGCTCTATTATATAGGCATTACAGTCCTATAACAGTTAATGGATCTGTATAAACCGTTGCTACTCCTGCATTAGAATCAAATTTAACTCTATTACTTTGAAAATTTAAATCTGTCATATTACCTAGGCTACTCCCATCACTAGAAATTCCTACAGCACCCGTACTATTAACATTACTCAGAAGTCTAGGCATTTGCAGTCTCCAATACAGAAACAAGAATTTTCAATGTACTATTTGCACCTGCAGTAGCAACAATATAATCACTAGTTTCTAAAACCAACTTACCATCTAAAGGAATGTATGCATCATTAACTGGAACATTTGCTTCTTTGATTATTTCAGTAGTAGTGCTACTTCTTACATGAGAACAAGTAATTGTTGTAGCAGCTGAACCATAATTGGTTACATGTGCATATAAAATAATTGCTGTATACCCAGTAGGAGCAGTGTATATTGTCTGACTTGCATCAGTAAGCTGCTTAGTGTATATTTTAAATCTATTGAGTGCGAGTGCCATATTAACTGAGTGCTAGGATAAACGGTGTCATTTCTGAGAATAAACTCTTAGTGAAAGCTCTTCCACTAACTGTACCAGTTTCTTGATTGATTTGCAAATCTTCACCTATTCTAAAGTTACCTGCTTGGTCCGTACTGGTATAAAGAACCTTTCCACCATCTTCAAGATAAACTTCATTTTTCTGATTAAGAACTCCTCCTCGTTTTGGAGTAGCTTCAGTAATTGTATTACCAGCACCAACATATTCAAATGTATGTGAACTAGCAACAATTCTACTTGCCTGAGAGAAGAATGCAGTAGATCCAACACCAACTGTATTAAGTAAATTACTGGCAAGTGTTAATGTAGTAATTCCAGATGTAACTGGGGTCGAACTATTTATTACATAATAGATAGGATCCATTGACGCAGTGGCAGTTGCAGTGTTAATTCCTACATTAGGTCCTCCAATTGTTACAGTAGGAGTTCCTTCATATTGATTTCCACTACTAATAATTGTGATTGATTTAATAGCTTCATCTTCTACAGTAGCATATGCAGAAGCAGTTTCTCCACTAGGTCCAGCAGGAGCATCTATAGTAACAGTCGGAGTAGAAGTGTATCCTGTTCCACCAGCACTAACCGTAATTTCTCTAACTGTTTTATAAAGCTTATCAAAATAAACCATTTGTCCATCATATGGTCTATCAACATCAATCTTTGCAGTACCAGCAGTTGCACCAGCACCTGCATAATAATGTTCTACTGTTGAAATACCAACATTAACTACAAACTTTGTAGTAGATGGAATTGAGTCAACAGTGAAAATATGAGGTCTTCTATAAGGATAAGTCTTTGATCCATATTCACAAGTTAATCCAATTCCTGCAAGAGTTACACCCATACCAACTTGGAAATCATGAGCAGCAGTTGTAGTAATGGTAGCAATACCAGTATTATTATCGTAAATAAAATTATTAATAGTCTTCTCAGGAGCATACGTATTTACATTTACCTCAACATCAGCTTGTGATATTGCTGCTGATGACGTAACAAAACCTGTGTATTGTAAATCACTTACTCCTCTGGCAACTAGTCCATATGTACCAAAACTACAATTACTATTAGCAATGTCTGCTTGTCCACCTTTATCAACCTTAACTGCTTCCTGACAGCAAATAGTAAACAATGAAACTAATTGTGCAAATCCACCATTAGTAACAGCAACTCCAATTCCACCCTGATTATATTGGGTGAAAGCATCGATATTCATTGCTTTCAGAAGTCTTGCCTGATCACCATCAATATAACATCCAGTTCCAGTAGTAGTATCACTAGTACAGTTTTGAATATATGGTCCCTTCCACTTTCCACCACCTACATTCTCTGCTATTTCATCAGTTGGGAAAGCAACAGCAGCTGCAGGAGCTTCATGATCCTTAAAGGTCATATTAGCTAATTTTGTTCCCTTTCTTACGTGGAAGATATCACTAGTAGTTGTAAGACCACTTACTTCTACAGTTCTTTGATCATCTCCTACAACAGAAACAAAAGCAGGAACTGAAATTGGATTAGATTCTGCATATTTTCCAGAAAGAACTTTAACTGTTGTTCCTGATGATGCAGCACCTACTGCTGCAGAAATCGTTAAAAAGGCATTATCAATTGATGTTCCATTATTAGTATCAACACCATCCTTAGCAACATATAGAACATTGGGTGCAGAGTTAATACCAGATGCAGTAGCACTAATTGTTACACCAGTACCAATAGTAACAGCAGAATTAGTAATTACAACATCTTCATCACCAACTGTTATAGTATTGTTAACACCATCTATAGTAATAGATGCACTACCAACAGTTAGAATACCCGTAACTCTTGCATCACCATCAACTAATAATGCAGTAGTTCCCACACCAATGTGGACTGTTCCTACTCCACTATTAGCCCCAAGAGTTGTAACACCTAGAATACTCGCATTGCGACGAATATCCAAATCACTCATACCAGTGATAATACCAACAGATTCAATATTCTTAACTGTTTCACTGTAAGTAGTACCACCAATGTGAACTACACCATCAAAATATGCTACATTATCATGAGTGTTTCCGGTACTAACATACAAAGCCCAATCTGATCTTGCAGTAGTCGCAATACCTACATTTTTAGTTGTATGAACACCAATAGAATTAGATGCCCAAGTTCCTCCAATTCCCGCACCAGCATCCCCTACATCCCACTTCTGTGTTGACGCATTCCATAAGATAGTATCACCATCTTCTAATCCATCAATATTAACATCATCAAGATCCTTAAGGAATCCGGCACCACCGCCACCAATAGTATATAATTGTTGCTCAACTCTATTAACAAATAATCTATAATTTGCTGCTAAATCTTTTAAAGTGGCAAACTCTTGATCTGTTGGAGTAAGAGGATCCTTACCTTGCTTAAGTTTTGGATCAGGAGTTAAAGGACGATCATTATATACTTCCTTTAATTCTTGCTGTTCACCCTTTATCTGTTCAACAATCTTATAAAGTTCACTAATATTAATTCCCCTATCTTCAACCTTATTTGTTAATGTGAAAAGATCTCTTTTTAATTCAACAATACTATCATCATAATTTTTTGGTTGAGGGAGATTATCAATTTCATTTTTTAATCCTTCAAAATAATTAGTAATTGTTTTATTGGACTCATGATTATTATTATTAAATTCAAGTATCTGCTTCTCTAAATTTTGTTTTGTTTCATTAAGCTTACTTAAAACTTGCTTCTTTAACTTTCTATCATCATCTTTAAATTGGGTATGATGATCCCATATTCTAATAGCAGATTCCTTTATCTCATGATAGATCTTATCTTTAGCTTCCTTTAAATTTTTCTTCAGTTCCTTAATTTCTACCCTATTTTCAAAATCTTTAGTATCAAGAGTTTCTGAAAGTGCATCAATATCCGAATCAAATTTAGTTTTAAGATCTTTTATATGATCCCCTACTTTAACAAAATCATCATCAATTACACTAAAAGTTTTTCCAATCCATGAAAAATCTGGAACTTCATTAACTTTATTAACCCACTTGGGAAATGTAGGAATTTGACTTCTAACAGATTCAAGTTCTTCTTTTATAAATTGAAGATCATCTTCATAATATTTTGGTTCTGGTAAATTAGTAATTTCCTGTTGAATAAGATCAATTTTATCTTCAACACCATTTATCTGTTCATCATAATATTTTACCTCAGGTAAATTCTTAACAGATTCCCTTACAAGATCAATTTGTTCACATATTGCTTCTACAGTTGGATCATAATCCTTTACTTCAGGAATACTCTCCTTAACATGTTCAATATGCTCAGAAAGTGCTTTCAGCTCATCATCATAATATTTTATTTCAGGAATATCAGGGATACTCTCGCGTAAATCATTTACCAGACGAATTAGTTCTGGCCATGGAGGAACTATATCTTTAACTTCTACAAAACTATTTCCTTCAGCATCCTCAATAGTTTGAGTAGCTTCTTCTATTACTTCTTCTTCTTTTTCTGGTTCAACAAATTCTTCAACAGAAGGCAAATCCTCTGCGTCTTCTTCTGTTAAAAATTGATCAACCGATGGTAATTCATTAGAATCATCAAAATCATCTATTGACGGTAACTTGTCGTCAGGCATCTTATTAGTAACTGAGGTACTTCGGGATTTCTCTCCCCAAGTTATTTATCCTCTTTAGGTACTCCAGTTTTTAAAAGTTTAGCAAGCTCTGAAGTGGATCCCACAAAAAGTGCATTATTAACGGTATTGGGTCCTTTAACTTTAGTTTCTTCTTCTACATCTTTCAATTTTTTCTGAAGATCCATCAATTTATCAGTAGCATCAGAAACACTCTTAATAAGTTGTCCTGCAACCTCATATGCTCTAGGCATCTCACTTTCTTGAGCAAGTTCAAGAATACCATTAATTGCTTCTTGTCCTTTTTCAATTATACTATAAAGATTACCTCTAGTATACTCATAATCTTTATCAATATCTGATTTAGTAAGCCTATCGGGTTTCTGTTCTGGTGTAATACCAACAGATTCTTTTACTTCTTCAACTACCTCAGCAGTAATATTAAAAGTATCATCAAGTTTATTATATTTTGTCATTTTCATACTTACCCATTCCAAGTAGTGGTTCCATCAAATCCAAAGTCATCACCTTCCTCTACCAATAAACCATCAGCAGCAGTAATAGATTTGACAGATGTACCTCTTATATGAGCAAGTTTAGTAGTCCCATCTTGCCCTCTCTTGACAGTTAACTTATTACCATCAACAGCTTTAACATAAAGTTCTTCTCCACCAACATCAATATAAACACTAGTATCACCAGAAGATGCTGTAACATTACTTCCATCCTCAACCTCAAATGTAGTTTGAGTCTTGGTAATATCTGTTGTCAAAGTAGTCAAGACAGTTCCATCATAATTTTGAATTGCCCTTGGAATAACAGAGTAAGTAAGATTACGTTGTGCGTTAGATGTATCTGTACCAGTAAGATAATTGATAGTAGACCTTGTAATAACATCCTTGGAAGCATCGGAAACAGGACCGAATAGGTATGTTTTTGCAGTAAATCTTAAAGTATAAAGAAGAACTCTTCTCTTTTCAAAATCTCCTTCATAATCATCTTGAAAGGTAATATTTTCTAAAATAATAGGAACATCTCTCTTTTCGTTTATTGAAGAAACTAAATTAACTGAAAGATTATAAGATGGTTGAAAATAAGGTACTATTTGTTCTACAATTTGTAATGCATCATCATTTAACTTACACATAACAGCAAGTTCAAATTGCATGTTATAAGGAACAGGCATATACTGTTTCTTCTCATCAGGGGTGGTAGAATCAGGATTCTGAACCACAATTTGTTGAGTTGTTGTTACCTTTCTAGAAGGGTCATAAGTCAATCCTGTAAATTCAAAAGACATCCTTGGTAAAGACAAAGATGTTGCTTTATTTAAATCAGGAGATTGTTGAAGTCTTGCCAAAAACTTCTGAGTAGGACCATAAGCCAATGGTACTCTTACAACACTATCATCATCACCACCAGTATGCTTAATACTGATACCATTAAACAGAGTACCAAACGCAATGATGGTCCTCCTCAATATTTCGTTATAAAAATATTCAAACATTGTTATAGTCCTTGTATCTTATATTTAGGGAATACCGAATGGGTTTTGTTCACTGAAGTCTAAAATATCATCTGCAGCAGACTCTATATTAACATTATCAGCAAATCCATCCTCTGGTGGATCTTCACTGAGAACCCGTAAAGCATGAACAGCACCAGTACTACTACCAGTTAGATATTCTCCAATACTAAACATTCCTGAAACATTTGCTACCTCTAAAACATTTGTGCCAGCATTCCAAGTTCTTACTCTTCCTGTTACACCACTTATAGAACCAGTAACAATTTCATTAAACTTATAATTACCACTATTATCGAGTGAAGGATCACCAATAGTAATCGTAGGACTTGATGTGTATCCAGCACCAGCATTAATAATATTAATTGCAGTAAGAGTACCTGCAGTACTTACCACTGCTTCTGCTGTTGCCGTTGTACCAACCCCTACAGGTCCTGCAATAGTAATTGTAGGTGCTGTAGTGTACCCAGAACCCTCTGAAGTTATAGTTACGATACCAATTGTCCCATCACCTATAAAGACCGTTCCAGCAGCACCTGAACCCCCTCCACCAGTAATCTGTAAAGTAGGTGCAAGGGTATATCCAGCACCTGGATTTGTTATCAAAACCTTCTGGACAGATTTTAAATTATCACTAATATTCAAATTACATACATTGATTCCAGAAATCATTGAAGCTGTAAGAATACCTGTAACCTTACCACTAGGAGCAGAACTAACTCCAATGGTTGGAATAGCACTATATCCACCACCTCTATTGCTTAGGTTAATTAATCTAATAGAACCTTCAGTATTAAATCCAACTACAGCAGTAGCAGTAGCTCCAGTACCTACAAGTGTAAGAGTCTGAGAAGAACCAAGAACTGTAGAAAGACCTTCTTCAGATGTTCCATCCGCTTCATCACCCACTAATGTATCATCAATCTCAGAAACACCAGTATCAATAATTTCATCCTCATAACGGAAGAGTTCACATTTCAATTCATATACATATGTCTTTTGAAGTTGATAGAATGGCTTCTCATGTTCTACATACTTAATTTCAAATAAACGATCTCCCAATGGGAAATAAATCAAATCACCCTCTTTAGGTCTAGTTGTTAATTTAACATTAGACTCATTTTTAAGTAAAGGTTGAATATAAGTTTCCCACCTCTCTCTTGAAATAACAAGATTTATCTCATTTGTTTGTTCAATACCAAATTTTGAAAGAAGAGTGGGATTATCTCCATATCCATCAAAATTGTCTATATATGCTTCTAAAGGATATGAATCATCAAAGACAGACTGTACAACTTCTCTTAATACTGTTTTTTCATTAACATACTTACGAGGAAGATAGTGTACTTCGACACCATACATCCTCAACTGTTCGTTGACAAGATCTTGAATAAGATTCTGTTCAGATGTAGCACCTTGTTGAAAAAACGGATTAAGTGCCATAATCTTAACCTATCATATCTAATGGTGGTAATTCGTAAGTATTGGACATTTGCTCCCTAATCACTTCTAATTCTTTTTCAGCATCATCATAAATTTGTCGTCCATTTAATTCGATACCCCCAGGCAATTTAACTCCTTGGAATTTAAGTAAATTCTGTCCCCATTGCTTCTTAAGAAGGGCTGTGGTATACTTCTTTAAGAAAGAATCATTCCATACCCTCGCATAATCACTTGGATTCATAAGCCTAAAACATTCAAGAACTATCCATTCATCTTTATTCACTGCTCCCCAATCAATATCAAGATATAATCTATCTTGTCTTTGATTAAATCTAATTTGTTTATCAGTGGTTAATAAAAAATCAATATCAGACAAATATGTCTGTGTCATTGCATAACTTAAAAGTCCATTATATCCAAGATTAAAAGCAATATCATTTAAAAATAACTGATATTTGATACTAAACATATTGTTTGATATCGAATTGCTTCCACCAAAACGAAATATTTTTTCTACTCCAATTATTGATGGTGGAACTTGTATATAATTACTATTTTCATACCAAGAAAAAGTAGTGTCTGTTCCTGCAATATTTGAAGATGCAGTCTCTGTTGTTATTCCTGTAGCATCTTTACCTGTTGCCATCGAGGCTTTGCCTCGCTTAATATCAGCATCAGTAAATTTATATTTTAAATAACACCGAACTACACCATCAAAATGTCTTTCTTGAAAGTATTGAATAGCATCATCTACAATATCTTCTACCTGTTCATCGGCGACATTAATTTCTAGTACAGGAGCACCTAACTGCCTCTTGCAGTAACTTATAAATTCGGATCTACTTCCTGGTTGAGCCATTTATACAGTACCTCTAGTGTATTTAGGGTGCGGAAGCAATTCCAGTATATACTAAAATGTTTCCATTTACGATGTTATAGATTGTTGCTCCAGAACTTACTAAAACATTATAATCATATCTACCATTCGATAAATTGGAAGTATCAGTTGATCCCATAGATATTTGAAATATTCCACCACCAGCACTTGTAAAACCAACACTAAAGGTTCCTTGAGGAGTAGTTGTTGCACCAATACCAGCACCTTTCTGCATTTGAGCAGATCCTGTCCAAACTGAAGTAGTAGTTAATCCTTGAAAATCAAAAGCAACATCAGAAGTATCAACTACAGTAAAAGTAGTCTTAAAATCTGCACCAGTATACATTACTAAATTAGCCGCATAAGCAACACCTGCGGATGGATCAAATGTTAAGGTTTTACTTGCCATTAACTAACTCCTTTAGTAGAGATTTTATTTCACCAATTTCACCTTTTAAACTAGCAAGATCTTCTTCCATAGATTCAACTTTTTCATGATTTGCTTTTTTTGCATCACGACCTGCAACGTAATGTTGATAATCTATAGAATTCACATTAACTATTGATCCTGTTTTTGGATCTCTTGCAAGATCGTTATGTCCTTCGATGGTATAATGATCCATATTATGCTAATGCCATTACTCTCAAATCTTTCACTCTAGGAACATAAACTTGAGTTGTAGATGTTAGTAAAAGTTTAATTCTATAATATCTAAATGATGGTAATTGATCAATAGTAAATGAATACTCACTAAAGACTGCATCCTCACCAAAACCATATTGATTAGTTTTGGGAACAAGAATATCAGACTGTCCATTATTATCTTGTTTAGCAATTACTTGCCCTCTACTATTGAGATTACCATATCCAGGGAAAGGTGTATATATTGGATCAAATCCCATATCATTACCAATTGCATAGAATGCTCTTACATCTGCATTCTGATGAACATGAGCACTTAATAGTATCTTAATAGAAGTAGCAGCACTTTCTAACTGAATTTCTTTAGTTAGATAAGAACAAGCTGTTGGATCATCAAGAGCTGATTTTACTCTATTATCAGTAGCATAGTTACTAACTACACTATTAACTCTATTATTAGTAAGAACAGTACTTACTCTTTGAGCATCAATTACTGGACTTACTTTAGTATTTGTAGTTCCTAAAGTTAATCTCAACTCCATAGATTTATTACCTTCAAGAAGATCAAGACTTTCATCTTCATTAACCTTAGAATAAATTGCTCTCGGAGTATCTAAGTAATTAACTTCACCTACAGTAACAGATTCAAATCCCTGATCAATATAAGGAATTTCATTACCACTGATACTTGGTGCGGATACGGTTCTTATTTCTGCACCTAATGAAGTTCCTTCAGTTGTTACATTTTGAACCATCGGAGTAACTACTTCAAAAGGCATATTTTGAGTTGCCTTTATATCATATCCACCAGCATTTTGAGATCTATTCAAATACAATTTAGGATATCCAGTATCATTACTTCTATCATCATTAACAGTACCAATTCCAGTCATATCCAGTTTGATATTATAAGAATCAAACGTAATAGATCCTGAAGTTGCTGTGGCAGTAGAAGTTGATAATCCATGAGTTTTATTAATTCTCTTCAAGCTCACACCACCAAGTTCATATTTGTAAACAGGTGTTCCTACAGAGTAGGTTACTTGACTATCACCTCTTGAAGAAATTGTAAGAACATTTCCAGTTACATTATTATATTCAATAATTTCCTTTCCAAGTTTAACATAACCTCTATTGGTAGTTCCTACACCAACATTTTCAAAGTTTTCATAAGATGATCCATCATCTACTGTAAAGGAAGCTTCATTACCAGGTTCTAAAGCAATACTAAGTTTTGAAGGTTTAATATCTGTTTGGACATCAGATATCTTCACAAGGTTATTAGTACCATACATTCCATGGTTATGATGATTTACCTGTATATGCAATCCATCAGATTCCACATCAATTGAATCAATTTGTACATCTCCACCAGTACCATTTCTCCAATTTAATTCGGTTCTAATTCCAGCACTACTAGTATAGAAGAGAGTCTTTGCAGAACCAACAACAAACTCACCTTGGACCTGATCCAAAATAAGTTCATTTGTCATGCCAATGCCAGCAACAGTAAATCTGGCATCTCTACCTACAGTTCCACTACCACCAGTAGAAAGTCCAATAGTAGTAATTCCCAAAACATCACCAACAGAATATCCACTTCCACCAGAAGAAATAGTTGCAGCAGCTGCTACACCATTAGCAACATAAACATTAGCAGTTGCTCCTCTTCCATTGCCAGTAACAGTAACTAAATTAACACCAGAGAAAGTTAGATTTCCATCTAAAGGAGTGTATCCAATACCTGCATTAGAGATAGTTAGATTTCCAGTTACAGATCCAGCAGAACCTACAATATTTCCTGATGCAAGAGTTCCTAACTGATCAAATCTATTACCTAATTCATAACTATCACCTACAGTAGTTCCCAAACCAACTCTTATTTTTCTAGATTTTAAAACTAAGGAATCTGGTAAAAGTGTTGGAATTTGATTATTTCCTTCAGTTAATTCTGGGTTATAGAAATCAACAGTTCCTGTAGTTTCAAATTCTGCTCTATAAAGAGTAAACTTCAAATCTTCCCATTGACTTGGCTCCCATGTAGAAGCATTTTGAGACTTAAAGAGAGATCCCAAATAAGGTTGATTAGAAATAAAGGTATCTGTAAGAATATCGTTCTCACCAATCCTTGAAATATAAACACTATATTTGGTGGAATTGGATGCTAGAGCTATAGCATATTCAGTGTTTCCACCTTCCAAATAAACCGGTGCCTTAAATGATATAGTAGTAGCAACCGAACCATCTGCAGAAGTATTAACATCATTAGGATCTAATACAATTTCTGAGAAAGGTAAAACATGTTGAGTTGGGAATCCATTCTTCATAGATCTGATTTGGAATACCACGGGGATATCCATATCATCTTTTGTTCTAAAGAAGACATCGCATTTAGTTACAAACACTCCACCTTCATCTTCAACAGCAAAGGATTGTGCTAAAGGATCATACCATCCTACAACTCTCTCATTTGCAGTTCGTCCAATAACTTGAGATCCTACAACTTCGGTTCCCAAAGTTCTATTAACATTTCTACTCTGGAATTCCTGCCTTTGCTCCACTCTTGCATTTCTTACAGAAATAATACTTTCTTGAACCGTTTCCATGGTTCCAGATGCAGTAAATGTTTCATCTGTAAGAGTAGTTGCATTATCTGGATTATTATCAGGGTCATTAGTAAGACTCAGAACTTTTGTTCCTGTTTCAAATCTTGGGAAATTAAAGTTGTTAGGATTAGGAATAAAGAAAGATCCAGTACAATTTGCACCAATATCAGATACTAATTTTACTTCACCGATTGTTGCTCTTGCTCCACTTGATTCTCCTACAAGTAACATTCCTTCTTCAATCCAACCAAAATAAGCACCTTGAGGTTCATTAGATAAAGAGAATGTATCTACATTAAGAACAGATGAAGTAGATGAATAACTTGCACCTATGGCTCCATTTGTATAAGGATTTTGTGAATATGTTTTGGTAGGAACATCATAGGGACCTTCTCTATGATTCTGTTGTGCAACTCTAAACGTAATACGAGGTAAAGTATCAGCAGTTACTTGGCTGAGACCAGTTGGATTGACCATTCCAGTGACAGTTTCTCCAACCTGGAATGTTCCAGATGTCATTGTTACTTCAATAAGTTTAGGAACACAATATTTGGTAACATCTTGACCATCAAAGAATGCATAAAGTTTAGTCAGAGGCTTAACTTTCTTAGCAACAAATTCAATATTTCTAGATCTCATGAAAGCAATAAGATCTCTGCTTACAACTCTATCCCCAACTGAAGTATTATCAAACTGTTCAGTAACAACCGTTCTTAAACCATTTCTAGACTCAACTCCAGTTTGACGTGTTTCACGTAGATTTTCTCTTGTTGTTGTAGTTGTTCTTCTTCTGATCCATCGAGCGGGGTTTCCGAATCCTCCACTAAAGTTATTAATCCAACCACCCATACCAAACACATTATCTGTAGTACGAGTTCTATTTCTAGTGGTGTCTACAACCTCAGTTCCAGTCCAATTAGTTTGCCAAGAATCCCAAAGAATAGGACCAAATCCAGTTTGAGGATCAATCTCACCTGAATTAGCCATTTGATCAAATGTGGATTGATAATTACCCTCCATACTAATAACTTTGGCTTCTAATCTAGTTGTATCTACCCAAGTATCAGATGCAGGACTCAATTCCATAGTTCCCTGCCAGAAACTAATCAAGAAAGGTGTTACACTTTCAGATCGAGTTGCAAAACTTTGCTTAATATACTCAACTTCAGAATAATCTAAAGTTACAATATCATTATTTTTTCTTACATTAATACCTTCAATAGTAGCAAATTTAAGATCATCTGTAGGATCATTTCCTACAACAGGACCAAAAATAAGATCAACAGAATTGGTATAATGTCTAGGTCTTAATTGCTTATTTTTTCTATCTATAGAATTATTAATAACACTTAAACCATCTTCTTGAGGTTTAAAGGAATCAAAATTATCTACAATAAATCCAGCTTTAAATCTATTCAGACCATCTTGATCAGGAACAAAGAAATTAGCTGTATTAGTTTCTAATAAAGAAAGAGTAGTATAATATTCAAGATTCTTGATCCTATTCTCAAGATTCTTAATATCTACCATCCTATATCTCTTGTAATTTAAAAATTCAAGAGAAGCTTGGGAAACATCATAAAGATATGGTGGAAGAGATACAGTTGCTATTTCTATTGCATTATCAACAGGAACTGGTTTTACAGGAGTCTCTGAAGGATCTCCATACTTGACTTGGAACTTCCCATCTTTAGTAAGGAAAATTCTATCAATCCTTCCAAGATAGAAGGAGAAATCCATCAATAATGTTTCATCTGATGCTAAAATATTAGGTGCAGAATCTCCAGAGGCATTAAAGCTTCTACCCATAAATTCTAATGGAGATCTATCACCTTCTTCAACAGCAGTAATTGCAGTAGTTCTAGGTCTAATATCAATCATATCAGTGTTAGATATTCCATTAACTCTAGGAATATCTTCACCATAATTATACTGATCGTATGAATTAACAGTTATAATGTCACCATTATCATTTGAATCAAAAGATCCATTCTCATAATAAATTTTTATCTTTCTAGCAGGTGCAACAGCATCTGATTTTCTCTTAATGGTTCCATAATTATAGAAAGTAGATTCCTGACCATCTCTAAATGTGTAATTTGGAGATATATTAAAACTAGGAGAATTGAGACTTGATACGACTGCTGAAGCTCCACTTTCTTGGAATGATACAGTCTCTCCTTCTTTAAATAAATTTTCGTTTTGATAAAGGAAACTAATTGTAGTACTATCTACTTTTTCTGCTACAATTGCAACAGCATCACTAGATTGTCCAATTAATTGTTCTCCAATAATTAATTCATTAGTTGTATTTGTATCAGTAACTATAGAACTAAGAGTTGCTTTTGGTGCTGATGGATCACTAGTATCAGCAGATTCATAAATTCCATGAATATCTACAAGATCAGGAGCATTAACAGATATAAGTTCATCTTGAACTCTAGTTCCAAATGGATAACTTCCATATTTTAATCCATCATTTAATGTCGTTGTTCCTATTCCAGACCCAACCTGATCAGAATAATTAACTACTATAGACTTAACTCTATTTCTTATTTTTTGTTTTGCTACTGGCTTTGTTTTCTTAATTGTAGCAATAAGAGTTGCTCCCTTATTAGCTGCAGGAGGGCTCTCCAAACCACGAATCTGACAAGTATTACCAGATCCAAAATCAAATTGATCTGCTGTTAATTCATGAGTTTTACCATCTGCACCAATAAGAGAATATCTCTTTGTAGTAAATGGTTGGAAAGATTCTGTTGCAGCAGGTACAGTAGGTGTAGGAGTATCTAATTGTCCGTTAGTAATAGTAACGGGGAAGGTTTTCCTTATTATAATAGAAGCACCTGTTAAATCAACATTTGAAATGTTTGGTTTAGGAAGTGGAGTATATAAAGTATTATCAGAAGACTTGTCTAATTGAGTATGAAGAACCTTAAGATCAGATACATTCAAATAAGGTGTGACACTTGTAATACCAGAAGACGTAGTAGGTAATCCACCATTACAAATTCCAGATACAGTTGTAACACCAACAACAGTAACATAATTACTTGCAACACTAATAACTCTAGCTAAAATAGGATCTTCAGATATACCAAGATCACTATATTGGATAAGATTACCAATAGTAGTAATTCCTGGGAAATTGGGATTAGAACTTTGAATCTTAGTTCCTAAAGACCCAGAATCCAAACCAACAGTAGCAACACCAACATTATATAAAACAGACGGAATACAGTTAGCACTAAAAGTATTAATGCCAACAAGTCCATCATCTGTACCATATACAGATTTTACATCTGATATAGAATGTTCTGTAACTCCTAATGCAATTCTTCCATTATCAACACCATTAATTATGAGTTGTTCATTCTTAATAAAATTACCAGTTTTTTCATAAACAGTTAGTCCTAATCCAGCAGTAACGTTACTATAAAGGAAAGCAGTAGCACCACTATTTTTTCCTTTAATATAAGTAGGAACAGTAGCTGTCAGAGGAGAATTTAATTCTATTTCTGAAAAAGTTTGTACATCAAAAAGAGAAATATCCCATTCATTTTTAACTTTATCTGCAGCATTAACTTCATATTTTCCTGATTCGAGTCTAAAATCATAAACCCTAGCAACACCAATACATCCACCAGGAGCAGTTTCAGAATTTACACCAACCCTCTGATCTCTAAGACTTAGTATATATGTACTACCTATTCCTACTGTAGGAGTTCTAAAAACGTTATTTAATTTAAGAGTAGGACCTGTATTATAAATTAGTGCCTCATCTTCAACCGTTTTTGTAGTTCTTGGTTTTGGAGCATCGATAAAGGTAGGAGTATCAGTTTCTATCTCATATCCTTTAACATATGCTTTTCCTGGAGAAAGTCTATATAATCCTAAATCATCATTTACTGTCTCTCCACCAGGAGTAAATTGACCAGATTGAAAAACTCCTCTATTTCCAATATTATCATTTAAAGAATTTAAAACAGTAACATCAAAAGGTTTTACATCATAATTACCACTTTCATCAAAAGTTCTTCTAGCAAGAGTATCTGTTAAATCATAAGTAAACGATCCACCACTACCAGTAGCTGTTCTAACATTATTAGAATTAATAACATTTTTTAAAACACCATCTTCTACCGATGATAATTCTGTAAAAGTAGAATATGCATCTGTCCCAGTACCACCAGAAGTATCTTGAAAATCATCTAAAGGCTTCTTAAATAGGCTACATGAAATCTTTAATCTATCTGCACCTGGAGCAGAATAGTTGTTAAATCCTTGAGAATTATCATTTAAACTTTCATCTATATCTGCATTAACTATTTCTTCAATAACTTGCAATCCTACTCTATAGTTAGAATTAGGTTCATATTGACTTAAAATAAGAGTTTCTTGACTTACATTAACAAAATTACCCCGAATAAAATAAACACCATTTTGAATTTGATATGACGATCCTGTTACTGCAGCATTATTTGCAATAGTTACTGCAAATGGAGCTCCTGCTGCAATTGATGTATTACCCAATAATCCAGATGTAATAATTTCATTACATGTTAATGGTTCTCCATCAGAAAATACTTGAGTAGAATTATTACTTGTATTTGATCCAAGATAGTTAATATAAAGAGTAAGTTGACTCCTATCAGAATCTTCGGGCATTAAAACCTTATCAACAACTGCTGTTACACCCGAACTTTGTCCCGTAATCTTAGTACCAACTAACTGATCTGCATAAGCTGCTACAGGAATACCTTGATAATTATTGTTTATTTGAATACCATAATAAAGTCTATTATATCCCGTATTTCCAGGAATAACCTTATCACCTTCTTTAAAGAAATGTTGTCCAAACTTTTCAATCTGATGCTGTAGGATAGACTGAAGAGTTGTTAATTCTCTAGCCTGTACAGGATATCCTGGTTTGAATAATACTTTATGGTAATCATTAGCAGCATCAAAGTCGTCAAAATATGGAGCTACGTTTAAATTCGTTTGCTGGGGCATGATTTCTTAGAACTGCAAAATAATTTTGATATCTTCTTTTTGGCTTGATGATCTAGTTATAGATGGTCTATTATCAACGAAAATAATGTTTCCCGAGTATTTTTTAACTTCGGGATTTGCAATACCACTACTAAATGTCTGGCCAAGGTAATATGTCTTATTATTTATTGAAGTAGACAGACCTGAAAACCCAGTATCAATCTGTAAAGTAGATCCAGTAGATGGAGCAATATTTACAGTGCCATCTCCAGTTGGAGAAGCAGTAAATGCATTTAAATTAAATCCGTATGTAGGTTCCGTTTGAGCAGTTCCTACAGTATTAAAACCAGCAAGAGATCTATCCTGCCAATACTTTAAAACCCCAGTTGTTTGATCATAGTTAATTACTCTTGCAACAGCAGTAGATCCAGTAGCAATAGTTTGTGTAAATTCAGAATCTGCTGTAAACGTAGCAGAACTATATCCTGCTCCTGCTAATCTTAAAGCCCCTACTGCACTTGCCTTATCTGCACTTAAGAGAGAAGTTGATCCATACTGTTGAGGATCTTCAACAACACCCACTCTAGCAATTTGATTTCCAGTTATAAAATCGGGATTTTCATTATCATTCTCTATTCGTGAATATAGAAGCACATTCATAGCTCCCAATTCTCTATAGATATCCGCACCGTGACCACCTTGAGGAGAAATAATAACATCAAACGTAGGTCTTGTAGTTCCAGTGGGAACTCCACCTGCTACTAAATCTACATTACCATAAGTATATGCGGATCCTTGTTTTGAAATAACTATAGTATCAATTTGCTGATCATTTGTTGTAGTAATAGTACATTCAGCACCTGACCCATCTCCCTTAATAGGGACATTAACATATTGTGTTCCACCCGTAGGTCCAATACCTTCACCACGATTAGTAACTGTTACAATTTTAATAGAACCATCAACTGCATTATCTCTCACTGTTGCATTATCTGAACTAGTAGACCAATCCGTAGGGACGGGCATAAAATCTGTAGAATCAAATTTTACAATATCAGATGGTTTAATAGTATAAAGGTATTTCCAAATATAATTATCACCACTACTACCTGCTGATCTAGGTTCTAAATCTGTAAAAGTAGGTTCATCCAAAGATGGTCTTCCATTGGGGTTATCTGGATCTGTTCCATTTTGAAGACAAATATAAACCCTATAATCACTATTAACAACATAATAAGTGGAAGAATAAAGGTTTGTTGCACCAGAAACAGGAGCAGTATTTGACCTACTATAATCTGCCCTATACATATCATAAGTAGTTCCTGAAGACCAAGTTCTTTTAGTAATTACTTGTCTACAATCCGCCGAATTAATTTTTTTCAACGCAATCATTGTATCCCAATAATCATCCTCTTCTGAGAAATTATCTTTAGGAGATGGTGGGGTAGTGTTCCAATCTGATTGATAATCAGTTGGATTTGGCAATCCAATAAAAGAATAATAAGAATTTGAACTAGAAGTCACTCCAGCCACAAAATTCTTAGCATTTAATATTCTTATCTGATCAGTTATAATGGCAGCCATTTGGACAGAGATTTTTCTTTATTTATTAATGATTTAACTATGTAACTTTATAGTTCTTATATTTAAGGGAAGCAGATCTTCTTACAACCATAGAAGTTGTAATTCCACCCACTCCTCCATCAGTATATGCATTATAAGAATTACTTTCAGATCGTGAAGGAAGAACAATCTTACCCCAACTATATGATCCAAAGTAATTACCAGTTTGAATTCCAACTCCACTGAAGGAAGGCCATTGACCACTCCAATCAAGATGCTCACCTATTTTCACAAATACCCTCTTCAGATGTGTAGTACCAATTCCTACTCCATTTGTATGAACACCCGTAGGAGCTTGAACTATTTCAAAAGTACTAGCTTCATAAACATTATCTACAAATGCAGTACCAATTCCAATAGTAGCACCATCTGCAGCAAGGGAAGATATAGTTGTTGTTGCAATACCAACAATAGAATCATTAACAACAAAGTAATCACCGGTACTAATTCCACTAATAGTAACTGCAGTTCCTGCAATAGTAGAATTTCTCAAATCTGAAGCAAGTGGTATATGTAAATCAAAGACTAATTGATACCCTGTGGCAACTCCAACAGTAGTAGTACCAAATCCAACAATAATTCCTTCATCTCCAGTATAACTACTTATCTTATTCTCTTCCTCAGACCATGTTGGAGGACTAATAAGAACCATTGGTGGGTTAGAAGATGTATATCCTGCACCTACACTTGTGATGGCAATACCAGTAATAGTTCCTGCAGAACCAATTATAGGAGTACCATAAGCATTAGTAGATGTAGTTCCAACACCAACTTCAGTTCCATCAATAGATGTTGTTCCAAAACTAACTGTTGCAGTACTATATCCAACACCACCATTAGAAATAATGACAGAACTAATAGTTCCTGCGATAGAAACTAAAGCAGTTCCTGCAGCACCAGTCTTATTCTCTTGAGAAATAAACTTAACTTTATTTTGGAAAGTAAAGTCAGCAGATGCACTTCCTAATACCTCATTCTGACCATCAAAGAATGGTCTTAGACTTTCAACATAAACGATTGTTGATCCAATACCAACAGATTTAATAATACATGAACGAGGATTAATAACTGGCTCATAGATTTCTCTATCTTTACCAACACCTTTTTCATTAATAATTTTATCTTCAGTTTGTCTGCACCATTTTACAGGTCTTTCTAAATCAGAATCTCCAGTATTTCCTGGACCATAATAAGAAGGTGTTTTAACAAGATCTGTAGAATCTACACTAAGTGGAACTCTAGCTGTTTCTTGTAACCATGTTGGTTGAGAATTCAAACGACCAATAGTTAAATTATCACCTGGTTTAACAGTTTCTAAAACTAATCTTTCAATAACATCTTCAGATCCTGTTCCCTTATAGAACATAACATCTATAGTATCATCAATCTTAGGTGCCTCTGTAAAGGTAATTACGCTTCCACCTGAGAACTTATATCCTTTACCAGGAACTTGAGGAATATTATTAACAAAGACTAAGAGACATTCTTGAACATCGATCTTAGACCCTTTCTTAGCTACAATAGACAGAGTATCTCCACCAACCGTCATTGGGAAATCAACTCTACTTCCATCAATATATCTTTCCATATTGTCTAGAGTTTGAAGTTGTCCAACAGACCATCCAGTAAATTCATCCCTGAATACTTTCTCTATATCAATCTGGAATTCTACAAATGTTTTACTTGGATCAGTTGGAATACCAGCATTTCCACCAATAGGAACAGTTAGAATCTCACCATTGCCATAACCACTTCCTGTATTAGAAACTGTAAATGAAATTACACTAGATCCTTGACCCACTACAATATCAATTTCTGCACCAGTTCCTACACCACTAACAGAAGAAGAACTATAACTTAAACCAATTCCAGAATAGGAAAGTGGATCATCAAAGACGACCTCTGAATATCCATTAACAACTCCACCTCTAGCATAAGCATGATTTCTAGATGATACCCCACTATTAATTTCAAATGACTTAGAATCAACAATACGTACAACTTCACTACTGGTTCTAGCAGGATCTGCTTCCACTAAACCACGCCCACTTGCTCTAGGAGCAACGATAGCAGCTTGACATGAACCATATCCAACATAATAAGTAGGAACTGTGGATACTCCAATATTACATTCAAATGTCGTAGTTCCTACACCAACAGCAGTAACTTCAGTTCCAGAATAATAAGGATCTGGCTTTCTAGGATACTTATGAACACTTGCATAATTGTCCCTAGAACATCTGAACGATAAAGCTTCTGTATCAATCTTAATACTTGTTCCAGTAGTCAATCCATGCAAAGAACCATCACTACCAAGTGTCATCGTTAAGATGCCAGCAGATGCACTGTATACTGCAGTAGAAATATTATAATTTACTATTGTAGATACACCTACATTAATAGAGAATGCATTAGTAGATGCAGAAGTTATTGAAGTACTTCCATATCCTACAATAGGATCATCAGCACGAGGATAAGAATGTAAGGTAGAATAATCATCCATCGAACATCTAAAGACTAAGCTACTTTGAGCAACAGAAACATAATTTGAAGTAGTAAGTCCATGATTGGCAAGAGTAAATGTTACAATACCACTTGGTCCATCATAAGTAGCATTTGTAGGAGTATATCCTAGTCCAGAAGAAACCTCGGTAACTGCACCATTAGTAATACTTACAAATCTATGACTATAATCTCCACCAGTAATTACTGCATTACTTGAAGCACTTACAAATTTATGAACGAATTGATCTCCAGGAGCACCATATCCAACATCAACAGTAATAGTAGTATTAGACGTACCAACAATATTCACTGAAGTATTATATGCTCTATCTTCTCCTCTAGGATAGTAATGAATATTTGCTCCAGCATCTAAAGAACATGTAAATCCTAATCCAGTAAAGATAACAACACTCTTCTGACCTGTTGTTGACAACCCATGACCTACTGCAGTTGTAACAGTCATAATGCCTGAACTGTTATCATAAACAGCAGTGTAAATTCCTACCCTACCAGCATAATCACAAGTGAAAGCAATACCAGAAACTGTAACTTCATCACCAGAAGATAATCCATGATTAGTCTGTGTAGTAATGGTTGAGATACCCGTTACAGAACTATAACCAACATTAGCAACCTTTCTAGGTGAATAGAATAGGTGACTCATATTAGTAACAGCAATACCTGTAATATGACCAGTAGTAATTTGTGCTGTTCCAATTCCAATTACATTGGTTCCAGTACGACTGAGAGTCTTAATACCAACATTAACAGTTTGAATTCCTGCTCTATATCCAGATCCTGTATTACCAATACTAACAGACTTAATAGTACCACCAGCAGAGACTGTAACAGTTCCTCCTGCTGCTACAAGAGGTTGATAACCAAATCCTTCTGTAGATCCAACTGAAACAATGATTCCACCCATAGGAAGAGTTCCTACATTAGCTGCTCCTGGAACTGAAGATCCAGTACCAGTGAAAGTAATTGTAGTAACTCCTGCTGTTCCTTCTTCTAAGGTATATTCGTTAGTGGATCCAGGAGTCTGGAAAATATCATTAATAAGAATAATAGCATTATCAGTGGTGAGTCCAGATACATTAGATTGTTCAGACTGTAAAGTGAAGGCATCTTTTTGTCCAGTAAACTGAGATGAAAGACTATCAAAGATATAATTTCTATAGTAAGATTCATTAGCAGTATCTGGAACTCCAGAACGCATAAACATTCTTCCCTGGAAACTAGATCCAGTTGCAATACCTACCCAATCTCTATCATCTGGTGCATTTGTAGAACTACTAATAGGAAGAAGACCATATGGAGCCTCAACAAAGTTTATAGTGTTATCAACAATATTATAATTACCATCAACTTTAGTAACTAAGGTTCCCGTTCCATATCCTGCTAAAGCAGTTCCTGCCCAAGGTCTCTTAACTCTAATTTGATTAGCACTTGTGCCAATACCAATGGCATCAAGACGCATTATCTCACTACCAATTTGAACTAAATCTGAACCATAGAAAGAAGTAATTCCAGCAAAATTAATCGTATCATCAGTTGTAAGTACACTATCAATTAAATGTGTAGTAACCGATGTTGATACGATAGGAGATTGAATAAGATTATCAATAGCAACCATAACTCTTGCGTTTTGGTTGATTGTATTAAATCTATGAGAAGTACCAATACCAACACTAGTAATATCTACTACTTCAGGAACAGTCTTTAATGCTTTTTCAGCAGTCTCTGCAAGTTTAATAGTATCATCATCAATCTTAACAACCCAAAGATCCCCAGGAAGTTTATTTGTTGTGCCCACCCCAACAAATCCATTTGTAGTCGCAATACCGACTGCCATTGTTTTACCAGTGCCAGCATGGTTATAAGTAATCTTTTCTCCAGTAACGAAGAAGTGGTTTGGTAAAATAACAGTATTATTAGCAGCACTGATTATAGCACTATCACTACCATCAAATTCTTTTTCAAAAATAGGATCATCTCTATGCTCTAATGGGAAAGCTCTCTTAATATCACTTTCTGTTCCGCTATATTCTCCAAATCCGGATTGAATATAACCATTTCCTAGATCAACTACACTCTTACTATCATCAGCAATCTTTAATGCATTCATATACACATTAACTTGTGTATTAATACTTGCATTAGGTGTAAAGAGAATTGAAACAGTTCCTGATGAATCGCACTTAGAACCAAGAGTTCCAAGACCAGCATTACCAGAATAAACATTAGCCCATTCAGTATCAAAGGTTTCTGTTGTTTCACCACTTTCAAAGTCAGTTACAACAACAAATTCAGAGAATTGATATGCTTGATTAGTGGCATCTGTAACCTGAATGAAGCAATAAGCACATTCATAATCAGAACTAAACTGAGCAACTGTATTAATTCCTGGAGATCCAGCTGCAGCAATACCAGTTGTGTTGCATTGAAGTTTTGCATGATTAAGATCAACTGTTCCTATGCCAGTAGATGTAGAATCTCCCATGGCAACAACAGTAGTGTTAATTACTCCAGTTGTACCAATACCAACATCAGAATTAGGAATGAAATCAATTTTTAAGTTTGATCCATCAATATAACCACGGAATGTTCCCATTCCAGAAGTAGCCCAGCTATCTGGAGTGGTAATCATTCTACCCCATTCCATGACCTCAACTTCATCTCCATTATGAACAATATTCAGTTGAGTATACTCATATTCATTATATTCTTGATCAGGATTAATAGCTACCATTACCTTGGCAGATCTATAAGTGCTAGCAATACCTACAACCGTTGTAGTTCCTATTCCAGATAAAGTAACACTTTCATTATCAATTAAAGAAGGTCCAATAACAGTACTTCCTGCAGTTAATAAATTATCATCTAAATTGTAAGAAAGATTAGCAATCCAATAATCATTAACCGCATATCTCTCAGGATAAAAGACTAATTGCCCTTCACTACCTGCAATACTGAAATCAAATGATCCTTGATCATATACAGTTTCAACTCTTCCATATTGATTAATATATGATAGACTTCCATCATGAAGAATATCAACAATCATTAATTGTCGTTGAGCAGTAAATCTCTTATCTCTTACATAAGTAATATACTTTAATGCTCTTCTATCAGATAAAGTAAATGTATCAACTACACTAAATCTAGTTGATCTTGGTAAATGATTAAATGTTCCACTAAAATCATTAATAGAAACAACCCTATTACCAACAGATTCTGAATAATCTTGTAAAATGCGATTAGAGAATGTTATTTCATTTGATAAAGTATTAGATCCAATTGTTAAAGCATTTTCTTTTACTAAGTCAAAATCATATACACAATTTGTATCACCAATACTATACAAATCATTAACAGCACTAACATCTGTTAATTCAGTTGATAATCCAACAACTAAAGATTGTTTGTTATCGGGAAGTGCTTCTAATTGATAATCAGAAAATTTCTTAAATCCTAAAGTATGATTAAGAGTAGAAACAGGATCATTCCATGTATCCATATCTACTCTAGATCTTATTGAATATGAAAGATTTTGATAATAATCACTATCCTGAATTCTCTGCAAACTCTTATTAAAGAATCCCGAATCTGTTTCCCATCCACTTTCTACTCTTGAAGACGCATCGGTAATAAGGTAAGAATCAAATGATTTTATAGAAGATGCAACTCCTTGAGTTTTAGAAGATAATCCTTCAATAACATCATTAATAACAAAATCATCATTGGAAGAAACTCTTAAGATTCCTGTATTAGGATACCAATTCTCGACTGTTCCTGTTGTACTACTAATAGATCCAACAACAGTTTCACCATCCACAAAATCATTGGGTTTTAACTTAACATCAAATAATGGGAAATACTTCTCTGGAACTATTCTACCAGCTGAATTAATTGAATCAAATTGTCCTGGTGTAAGTTCAGGAGCCATCTCACTTGTAAAGTAATCAGAAAGGTTATAAGTAACGGTTCCAATTCCACCATAATTCTGATCAACTGCAGTTAAAGTGAATAATTTATATCCATAATCTTCAGAATTATATCCTCTTGCCGTTGTACCAACTCCAACTCCAATACCTTCAACAAATACATTATCACCCACTCCAAATGGGAAGGAATCAGCAGTACTAAATCCAACAGATAAAGTAACAGTTACGTCTTTAGAGACCGTATTAAATCCAACTGTACTAATTCCTACACCATTAGAGTTTCTGTCAGGAATAATTTTAGGTGGTGTATTAGTAATGCCATAAGTATTCTTTAAAATTTCTACTTCAGGATTACCGAGTGTATATCTAAGATCAATATCTGAAATTACTTTATTAGTTTTTCCATCCAATACCACCAATTCAGGTGCAGAAACATATCCTCTTCCAAAAGAAGATACCCCAACAGATTCTACAGAAGTAAGAGCTTCAATTTTAACAATCTGAGGTAAAGCAACACTTGGTTTTATTGTAGTATCAGATGGGAAATTATATCCAATATCATTTATTTTTACTTTCTTAATTTTACCAATTGAAGTACTTTGTGCTTCAAGAACTGCACCACTTCCAACTGCAGTTGTAATAGTTGTAATACCAGGAAGATTGCGATAATTTGCTCCTTGATTGTCTATTACTAACTTCGATATCGATCCATATGCATTAATACTATTAGTTGTATAAGATAGATTAGATGTTGACCCATAAGAAACTCTTTCGGGAATAACATTTAATGTATAAGTAAACTGATTAGTAGCAGCTACCGTAATTTTTTGTTTTCCGTTATAATTACTCTCTACTACTTGAAGTTCATTTCCAGCAACAATATCCGGATCTACATCAATTTGTGCTTTTACAGTTGGAAGAGTACTTTCATAAACTGGATCAAATTTGTAGAATAATATTTCTGGTATATTCTCAGTAACTGATACCGTTACTTTAGCATCTGTTGATACACCAGGTTTTCCATTTCTAACAACATTAAATGTACTGTCTCTCTTAGAGGTATCCCAAACCTTAGTAAAGTTTTCATCAGTATATAAATTTAATCTGAATGCAGGATAATCTGTAGATTGATGACTATATCCTAAAGAAGAATGTGAAAGATCAAAAATAACATCCTGGTTCTTATATCCTTTTACTGAAGGGTTAATTGGATTAATAGTTCCCGTAGAAGTATCAGCAACTCCAACAACATTTGGTTTTAACTCTGTTGCCTCATGATAAGTATTAGCTAATTTAAAGGTATCATCATCAACTTTTATTATGTAATAAATTGCATTATCTGTAAGACCTTCACAAGGAGAAGAAGATGTATGAATAATTTTCTCACCAGTTTTAAATCCGTGGTCAGTTATGGTAAATGCATTTGTAGTAGTATTAACTCCAGCTGCAGTAAATGATTTTGGATCTATTACAATTCTTCTATTATAATCATTATACTGAACCACAAAGGTGGTTGATAGACCTGGACTTACATCCATATGAACATCATCATTATTCAACAATCCATGAGTTTGGGCTGTTGCAACAGTAACCTTAATTCTATTAGCTTCTGCTGTTATAGGACTAAAATTAGTTTTAAAGCTATGGTATACACCTGTACCAATACCAGAGAAGAAGACCGTTGTAGAGTCCCTCTGTGTGCTTGCAATGCCCACAAAAGTACCAGTAGTACCCATACCTACCTTACAGGTGGATATACCCACTAGATCTGCTGAGATCACAGCAGCAAAAACTGATTGTCCATCTACTAAAGTGGTTATTCCAGATGCAGCTCCTGCTTTACCAGATTCCCATATAGTAATACCAGATCCATTATTTGGAGAATATGTTAATTTATCCCCTGTCTTTAATTGGTGTTTTGGAAGATAAATTGCTTTACTCTGTATAAAGAGTTCTGTTATTCCTACTCCAGGATTTGTAAAGACAATTGTTGATCCAATACCAACTCCAGATAAAGTAGATACACCAACAGAATCAACTGGATTGAAATAATATTGTTTGTTTATTCTATAATCATAAGTTGAATTAAATCCAGCATTTACTGTAATCTTTCTTGGATCTTCAAGAAGTTCTGTAGTTACTGTATGAGAAACTCCCGTAACTCCATTAACAGCTCTCAGAACTCTAATTCTTGATAAAAGAGGTTCTACATTTAATACTTTTACTTGTTCTGTTCCAATACCAAGAATATCATTTTCCCTAATCTTAGTATCGACTAAATCACCCTCAACATCAAAGTGAGTAACTATTCCAGTAGCACCATCAGTTCCAATTGCAACAGATGTTGTTCCAACTCCAGTTAAAGAAAGACGATTTGAACTAATACCAGCAACATAACTACCTTCAATTTTAGATGATGTTGTAGATAGTCCTGTAATAGTAATTACATCTTGATTAATCCAATTATGAGGTTCATCAGAAATAATTTGATATCTTCCTTTTTGCTCTGAAGGATATATTTCAACACTACTTAATGTGCTCGTAGCAGCACTTACACTACTTACATGCTTACCCAGAAGTCTTTGAACTTTAGCATCAACAAGTGATCCATCAGTATCAGTATTATCAAAAACTAATTGATCATGAACTTTATAATTAATTCCTCCAGTTACAATTCCAATACTCTCAACAGAACCAGTTTCTACTCCTTTAATATCTACAGTTTGAGATAACTGATTAGGAATAGGCATATAAGGATAATTAAGATCCCCTTCCACCAAATTATAAGGAGTAGTAATTCTACACCAATCAGACTTTTCTAATTCATATTGGTCTTGATTAGAACGAGAATTGAAGTTAAATTCAAGTGGTGTTGATTGATAATTATGACCAATCAAATATGGGAATACTGGTAATTTAAATGTATTAAACTTACCACCTTGTTCTGCTCCTCCATCACTAATTGTTGCAAAATATGCATATGTTCCACTAGGATATTCTGGTGTAATACAGAATCTTCCATTATTTTCATCAAGAATAGTTTCATCATTTACTTGCTTATAAGTAAAGTCTTCAATAAAGAATCCTGCAGGGAATACACTTAAAGATGGTCTATTTTCCTTAATTGCTGCTTCTTGAATATAACCAGATTTCATCTGGCCTACTGTACCACCAGCTTGTTTAATATAACCGTAAGGACCATATATCGGATTTCCATCATAGGCCCATCCAATAATAGGAGAATGATTTTCCGAAGGAGATTCTATCCCATTAACCTTCCTTAAATCAGGTTGACCATATAAAGAGTTTCCTTCTTGATTAACTGCATATACAGATTCTCTAAGCTTTCTAGGAGCATAAAGATGAGCATATTGAAGATCATAATTACTATTCAATCCTTTTTTAATAAATCCATCATCATCAACTATCTGTTCAGTTTGATAATATTTTTCAAATAGGTTTACATTCCATTTTTGAATATTAGAACGAAGATTTACTCCACTTCCCGCAGAAACTACATCAACAGTTGTTCCTGATGCACTATATCCAGCACCTTGCTCAATTACCTTAACTTCGTCTATAACATACTGAGTGGTAGTTCCTATCCCCACAGTCTTCATGACGGGTGTAAGGACGGCACCAGTACCATCTCCATCTACCACTATATCTGGTGGGGAATTATATTCCGTACCACCATTTACAACATAAGCAGCAATAATTTTTCCTTGGCTAACAGTAACCGAAACTTGTCCATTAACTCCTGAAGATAAAGTTACTTGTGGTTCTTTAACAAAATTAACAACCTCGGATGAACCATAACCAACACCCTTATCCTCTAAATGAATTGATGTAATTTCACCTCGGAATATAGGCTGAATTTCTGCTTCAAAAGTATGTACTCCTATAGAATCTATCCCTACTTTACCAATTAAAGTTACATTAATATCTTGATAGTTAAAGATATGAGTTCCTACACCAACCGTTTCTAAATTACGATATTGTTGAGTATTATAATAAAAATCCTTAGCAGTTGTTCCTACACCAACACTGGATAATTTAAAATTATCATTATCAATCTTTGTAACATAAAAATCAGTAGAAGTAGTAAGACCTGTTATAAAAGTACCATTACATGTATAATTAACAATCTCTCCAGATTCATAATCATGATTATCAATATTAATTTGATTTAATGCTGTATTAATTCCTGCAGGAGTAGCAGTTCTTTTCTTATTTTGATATCCAGTTCCACCAGATAATATATTAATAGATCCTATAATTGACTTTTTATTAATAGATTTTAAATATTGCTTTCCTATACCAAAGGAAGTTAATTCAACAGTATTGATACCAGATCTAGCACCAGCTTCTGTTGTATGTAATCTTACTGTAGATGGACCTACCTGAGAAACAAAATAATGTGCATCTGTTGTTAATCCACCAACAACAGTTTGGCCTCCTGTAACATATACAACTTCCTCAGCATTTCTAAATTTATGATACGTACTAAATCCAATTGTTGATGGAAGACTTTGAGAATAAGAAGATCCTACAGTGGTTCCTAAACCAACTTTTGTGTTTATTGCTGCATCAAATGAAACAGAATGTTCCACCAATTGCATATTAACAGAAGCTCTAGCATCTGATCCATTACCACCTGTAATTTTTATTGTTGGAGGTGCTTCATAATCAAAACCAGGATTAAGAAGTCTGAGTTCTTGTAAAGATCCAGAAACAGCAACATATCCAGTACCTCCTACACCAATAGAATCACTAATATTCAAAAAAGGAGGATTAATTACATCATAATCCCCTCCAGGAGCAAGAACATCAATACTTTCTAATTTTCCATAATGAACTTGGTCATATGACTTATAATTTAAAATTTCTACTCCATTAACTAATATACCTGTTGTTCCAGGAGTAGTTTCATCTACTGTACCAGTATCAATTGGAGGAGTAACTTGTCTTAAAAGCTTTTGTGATTGTAAAGTCTTATTATTAAAATCGTATGGTCCTATTTTGTTATCTGTTACAATTCCCGTATTAGTATTACTATTGACAGAAACAAATATACCATTGGCAAGATTAGTTCTACTCTTAGCAAATTTTAATGTTGTTTCGTTTACTCTTTGAACAAAATATAAACCTTCATCATCAACATCTCCATCAAATAATCCAGATCTTACTTCAAAATTGTCTATAGAAGTTCCACTGGTAGGATCAACAAAAGGATTGTTAACTATTTGAGGAGTATAATATACTGCATCTCCAGTATAGAATCCATGGTCTACAACAGGAACCCCAGTAGGAGTAGTAGTAGAATTTGTTATAACTTTAAATTCATCACCACTAAAGGTTCCATCAAATATAAATTCTCCTCCAGCAAGTCCTAAAGTTTGAGCACCATATGTTGGAATAGATGATGAAGCAACTAAAAGATCTGATGAACCTTTCTTTTGATATACATTTTGAACGTTTGTAGCATATACAGCAGCACCAGGATAATTAATGGCATTAGATTTTAAAATCTGCCTTTCAATAGTAAATGTCTTACTAACATCAATTTCTCCTTGTCCTTTTAATATAATTGACTTATCAGAAGTTATTTGAGTGATATTGGAAATTGGTAAAGCAATACTATCATTTCCAATAATGACTGCTTTATCTCCAATCTTAAAATCATGAATTACATTTAAATTAACTTCATATGTCCAATCTGAAGAATCTTTAAGAACTATATTGTTTACCTTATAAACTGGTGCAATATTATAGAACCAATCACTTGCTTTAAATCCTGTATTACCAACACCTAAAGTCTTAATATGAGCAGTATCACCAGATCCATATAAACAATTATTTCCAGAGAATTCAAGACTATTAAGAACAGACGTAATTCTTACTTCAATTGTTTCATCTGGATTTACAGAAGATTTACCATATGCAAAAGTATTAATACCAATAGTAGATTGATCTGAAATTGTTTTACCAATACCAGTTAATCCAAAGAATTGAGTTAGGTTTTTAGAAGTATAAGAACTTACTCCTACTGTATTATCAACATAATTAAAATACAATTCTCCAGTTGTACCAAATCCTACTGTAGAATCAACATCAATAACGGTAATTCCTGCTCCTACTTCACCAATTAATTTAGTTCTGGGATGAACATGGAAAGTACCATAAGTAACACCCTGTACTCCACTATCTCTATTATATCCAGCATCTATACTAAACTTATAAAATGTTGTTCCAGCACTAACTTGAATTTTCTCTATGTCAGTAATAGGAGCATATGCCTTATTAAAAATTTCATCATATCCATCTTGATATAAAGTAGAAAATTCTAAATCTTCAGGATTGCCGTAAATAGGTTCTACTACAAAATCATTTGTAATTTTATAATTAGCATTAGATGGTGTGAAAAGGAATTCTGACGGTCTTACAATTTTTACATTTTCATTATATAAAGCTTTAAATAGAATTTCAAAACCCCTATCTGTTCCTTTACTTAGATAGAAATCTTTTGCTTGCTTTATAAAAACATTCTGATTCAGATTTGCTGTAAGAGTTCTTCCTTCAAAACCTGGTGTAAGTTGATGTTTTGTTTTAACTAAAAATTCTTTAAGGAAAAGAGAACTTAAATTTTGTACAATATCTCCTTTATTATGCTCTTCTGCATCTGTAGACTCAAAAACTAATTCTTCTGGATTGGTAGGACTTGTATATGAAGTAATACCACTAAATCCCCTAACACATCCAGTAAAGGCAAAAGTGGTTATTCCTGTATATGTAATAATCTCATCATTGATTTTCAGTAATCCATAAGAATCTGGGAATCCCAAAGTTCCTGTAGGATACTTTTTCATATCAACTTCAATGGTCTCACTAGTGATACCAACAGATGC